TTCTTTGGCAAGTAAGACACGCTCGGCGTGTCGGGTCTTGACAATTGTTTTTTATATAACTACGATAAGCCCCGGCCTTTGAGGGCCGGGGCTATAGTAAGTTATACTATTAGTTCTATACTTAACTTGGTACTAACTACTAGGAATTAATTTAAGATTCAACTTTAATTTCATACAAAAACAGTGAAACCGTTTACATAGGTTTATAGACGACAAAAACACCCCCCACCTGGATACACCAGACAGGGGGTGAAATGCCGTGAGAATGGCTCACAGAGCCTCTAAAGCCTATTCTAGGCCTTCAGGGCCTTCCACCATTCACGCTTCTGCTTACGGCTCTTAGTCAAGATAGGCAACGGAAAGATCCGCCCATCCTCCTGAGCAGCCTTAGTGAAAGACACATGAATATGATGATAGTGACCCCAATTACCTGGACGCCACTTCCACCACTTCGACCGATACGTACCCGACGCTAGCCGACCCTCGTAGACGACGTACTTGACCCTCTCGGAGCCTGCAAGCCCACTACCCGCGTAAAGACGGAGCTGATTAGCCAACCTGCGAGCAGACCGACCATTACGCCAGCGACCCCGCTTACCCATATTCTCATCAATATCGAGCGCATGAACCCAACCATCCTTATCGGGATTATGGTCCGACTTCCGTTGACTGTGAGCACGGTCACCGATCCAGCCATCCGACCGCTTATCACGACCAGGCCAGCGGCGATCCACCTGCTTACGCAACGTCACACCAGCAGCAACCAGCTTAGCCATCTACAATGTCTCCCACACCAGCGAAGGCGTATTCTCAGGACCGAACGGTGCAGAAGCAAGCGACGTGAGGACCGACGCGATAGCAGCCACCACAGCAACACCACCAACCGTCAACCAGTCAACGTCAGCAACACCAGTCTCACCGATCACGAAAAAAGCGAGAGCTGCCTGCGCCGCAGTTTTAGCGGCCCTTTCCGCACAGCCCTTCCAGAAACCCAAAGTCCAAATCATTTCAACCCCTCCACATCATGTTCGAGTTTGTCCACGTCATCCTCCAGTTCAAGGACAGCGTTCTTCAGGATGGTCACATCAGTTACCAAAGCGTCAATCTTCCTGTGAAGATCAGACAACGAGAAACCCCCATTAGTTTTCGGTTGAATCTGATACGTCGCCGCCTTAATCTTCGTATTAATCCACCAACCCAAAGCACCCAGCAGGATACCCATGATCGTCAGGGACGCAACCTCCTCCACATACACCTCCAGCTTCTCGCCAGTGGTGAAATCAATGAACGGGATAGTTGCACCGGAAGCCTCAAGAGACTTCAACGCCTTGAATCGTTTGTAGGCGTTGCCGTAAGCACCGTACTTGCCGCCCTGTCGGTCGGTCTCCCAATCAAACATGAGGACAGGGATCTCTAGCAGTTCGTTCCTGCGAGGTGACGGCACAGCACGCACCTGGTAGCCGATCATCTTCGCGCTACACGAACACTCAGGGTTCGACTGCAAATGGAATGCTAGGTACAGGTCTGTCACTGGTGCTGGGGCGGGAACATTCAGTTTACCCACCTGATCCTCGTTACCACCCGTCACCGAAACAACAGCATCCCAATTCGATGGGCTAGTGGTACCGAAGATGTTCGCGTGAGCAGTAATAGTTCCCTGCAAACCAGAGATACCCAGCAGTCGCAGATCCCTCCAGGCTTTCTTCTCCATCGTGCCCAAACGGATACGGCCAGTCTCAATCCAGCCATCATCAACATATGTGGAGTTCTGCCGGAACACGCCACCAGGCGTACCCGTCACAGCCATCCACAGCAGGTCATTCGCCACCGTTACGCTAACGCAGTCACCCGTGTGATCCGTTGGGGTCACAAGATCAGCGGCGTAAGCGAAATCAAGAGGAGTGTTGTTGAGTATCTGACCTAGATTCATGCGGTACAAGCCAGGACGCAACTGGCGGTCACCAGCCCTACCCTGGTCGCGTACCGTGAAGTACACGTAGCGTCCCTTGGCGACAGCATCATCAACGGGGCCGTCGTCGTAGATCAGTGGACCTACTGAAAGGGAACCGTCGCTGTTAATTTGTGCGACACGCACACCGACCGTTGTGCCAATGATAAGGAACGAGCCAACATACTGGTACATGGATAGGATATCTTCACCGCGAGGCATCTCAGCCACAATCGTCGGCTGATCCAATGTCACCGTCGTCGTCGTGATATTGATGCCGATGCTGTAGATAGCGGAATACTCACCCGAATACCCACTCGCGTAGATGGCGTTAGGTCCATCAGCGAAGTCCGTCCAGATCCAGTCAGCATTCGGATGCGAATACAACTCGGTAGGCAACGTCGCAGACGTTGGAGTCAAGTCAGTGATCTCGTGGATATCGTTATCCTCCGCGTACATGACACGCGACTTCACCCACCGCAGCAGCGTGTACGCGGGTGTTCCCTTGTTGTTGTAAATCTTTGAGCCGCTACTAGACGGCAAATCGCCACGCCAAATACCAGCAGTATCCGACGCAAGCCAATACTGGCCCGTTTCGTCAAACGAATCAATCGTATCCGAACCGCCATACGTGATAGCACTAGAAGCACCAGCGTTCGTGATGTACGTGAGCGTCCCCGACGCGGAATAGTTCGCACGAACGAGAACACCCGAACCGATACCGTTCACTTCAATGTCTGTGGCACTAGCCGAATACACCGCGCTAGTGGAGTTCAGGAGTTTCAGTTCGCCAGGAGTCCACGGGTCAATGCCACCGGACTGGAAGTACCGGAAGCGAGCTTCGTCCGTGTTCACTTCTAGTGGCTCAGCGGTGGGGATGCCAGCACCGTAATGCCACGACGCCTGCGACCTGATCCACAGGCCGGAGTCAAGGGACTGCTCGCCAGGGTCACGCTGCGTGTCAATGCGTTCACGACGGAACCGTGCGGTTTCCCGTTTGATGGGGAACGTGTCGGAGGTGGCGAACAGGAAGTTGAGTCCACCGATGGCGCAGTCCCACTTTTGGGCATCAGGTCCGTATTCACCTATGCCTGTTGGTGCTTCGATACCGAAGCCAAGTTCTTCTACGACTTCTTCGGTGTAGTCGGTAGCCACCTATTGAACTCCAAACATGTTGTGGTACAATCCACGGCAACCCGTGAACCCTAGGAGGGGTATGAAAAAACTGCTAGTCACCGTCGCAGCTCTTCTCACTGCAACGGTTAGCGTCGCACCTACGGCGCACTCCACCAGCCTGGTGGTTAGCCAGTCCAAATGGGCTGATGTTGATTGTTCAGAAATCGTAAGCCTCAAGAAAGAACTTCGATGCTGGCGATGGCAAGCACGAAACCCCGTCCTCCCAGAACCCGAACCACCCGTCGTCGTGCAAGCACCACCAGGAGCACCCGGCGACAAAGGTGACAAAGGCGACAAGGGTGACCGTGGCGCAGCGGGATCTGCTGGAGCGAGAGGCCCAGCCGGAGCAGCCGGAGAACGTGGACCAGCAGGACCAGCAGGTGAACCTGGCGAGCCAGGACCCGCAGGGGAACCCGGCCAAGATGGTGTTGGATTTTCCCAAGGAGCCATCTTCCTCGTGAACGGCTCCTGTCCCGAAGGCACCACCATACAAGGTTCGCAAAACCGATGGACCGTGTACGCCAACGACACAACAGGTCGCCCGTGGCTCACATCCGGGTCCTCCGCGCAACTATTCCTATCAGCCTGCCTAGTCAGCTAGACAGGTGACAACCCTACAGCAGGTCGGTCAGGACTACCTCGCCTTTCTCCAGGCGAGGGGTCTTGCCCGATCCACCATAACCACAGCCAAGAACGTCCTCAGTCACGCAAAAGCAGCATGGGGCGACACCCCGATAGAAGAAGTCAAACCCAAACACATTGACGACTTCTTCGTCGGGAAAACATGGTCCACAGGGACCAGGAACATTTACCTGATCGGGTTGCGGAACTTCCTGAAATACTGTCGAACCCACAACTACCTGCCACCCGACTATGACCCCACCGCAGGGTGGAAAACCATGCCCGTGGAGAAACGGGAGAAAACCTGGCTCACCTTGCCCGTGTTGGGTGCGCTGCTAGATGCGGCAGGTAGTCCCCGTGACCGGGCGTTTATGGCGTTAGGGATCTACACGTTCATGCGGGCCAGCGAGATCATTGAACTACGATGGTCTGACATGGATATCATCAACAACGAAATCCACATCTATCGGGTCAAAACGAAACAATCGGACCAACTGCCCATTTGTGCTGAGCTGCGGTACGAGTTGATCGTGTGGGCTAAGCACTACCACGACACTCAAGGTGAGATCCAACCGGACTGGTACGTGGTCCCCTCGCAAGGGCAAGTGCCCATGAAGGGTGTCCACGGTCAACGCCGATTGGTTCCTACGGGTGACCCGCCACCGTTGCGTCCCACGAAACGGATCGGTCGCCCGCAACGTATCGTGAAGAATGCCATGAACCGGATAGGTGTCGGGAACCTTGGTGATGCCTGCCATGTGCTGCGTCGCAGCGGTGCACGATCCCTGTTCGAGGAGCTGCGTGAGCAGGGTTACGATGGTTCCGTTCGCCGGGTCCAGTCGATGCTGGGTCACGCTAGTGTCACCACCACAGAGATATATCTGGGTGTGGATAATGAGCGTAGGCAGCGTAATGAAGCTATCGCTGGTCAGACCATGTTTAACGGTGGGGTGAACCCTTCCGCTAATCTGGAATTACCGGGCGGTAAGTTGGCTATTAGCCAAGAATCAGAGTAGTTATACTACCCTGATAAATCGGCTATACTACCTTCAGTACGAACGTGTCAGATAGATCTAAATAAAATCAGGAATTGGAAATAAGATACGACCATTGGCATCAAGACTTGCTTCCGCATTTTGTTGCTGCGCCAGCGTCAAAACCTCTGCGGCTGTGATCTCTACGACATTCCACTTATCCAATTCAGACAACGAAATGTCTCCGTACACATAACCCACAATTGGATCATGAACACCAGCCGTATAAAACACCCCTTCGGCCCTACCGCCACGCTCTGAAATAACTGATTCAGGACCCGAGCCGTAATGCTCATTAGGTTCCCAATTCAACTGCCAGGTCGCGTATCTCATTCTTCAATCTCCTTCTGGAAAAGGCCGCTATACAACATGCTCGTCAGATTCGCTGCTGACACTTGTTCGGTAACACTCATGCGGTCTATATTTGCTTGTCTGTTTAGCCGCGCTTCCCAATACTCCTGCTGGTTGTCCTCAATATCTTGTGGCGTGTATTGCGGATATTCCTCAGCAA